CAGAGCTTCCGTCATGGTTCACTAATCTTTGGATCCTTGTAGTTGCGTCGATTTATGGTATAAAGGGTACACAAATATTTAGAAACAACGGAGGAAAAAAATAATGGCAAATCCAAGATTTAATAAACAAACTACTAACGTAAGAGGAACTGTTTCAAGAGTTAAAAAAAGAAACGGCTCTAAAATAAACGACTTTGAAGAATTAGGTAGAGTAGATTCTGAAAAAGCTTACACTTCAAAAGGTAAGAAAAATTTAACAGCTGAAAAAAAAAGAATCGTTAAAAAACTTAACGCTTAATCAGAGAGTATAAAATATAATGGCTAAAGCAAAAGGCCTTTGGGCCAACATCAACTCTCGTAAAAAGAAAGGGATCTCAAGAAGTAAAAAAGATTCTACGATAACGAAGAAAGCTTATGCTAATATGAAAAAAGGTTTTCCTAAAAAGAAAACGACAGCGTAATGAAAATGCCTAACACAAAATACACTGGTAGTTTTATAAAAGGCGGTCCTGGAGAAAATCAAAGCTATAAAAAGTATTATGGTAAGATGCTTACTGGTTTTAAAGAAGGTGGCTCAACTACTGCAGCTTGGACTAGAAAAGAAGGTAAATCTAAATCAGGTGGACTGAATGCCAAAGGTGTTGCATCTTATAGAGCAGCTAACCCTGGTTCAAAACTTAAAACAGCCGTTACAACTAAACCCTCAAAATTAAAAGAAGGATCTACTGCAGCTAATCGTAGAAAATCTTTTTGTGCTAGAATGTCAGGTATGAAAAAAAGACGTACATCAGCTAAGACAGCTAACGATCCAAACTCAAGAATTAATAAATCACTTAGAAAGTGGAACTGCTAATGATTGATAGATTCATGTATAAATTTTTTGGAGCTATTGATAATTTCTTCGAGTGGTTGACAGCTCCTAAGTGCAAATGTAAGAAAAAGAAAAAATGAGAGACACAAAAGCGATAGAGAGTTTTTTAAAAGAGAAGTATAGAAAAATTACTGAAATGAGTTTGTTTAGGAACTTGAAAAAAGAAGTTGAAACAGGTGCTAATGGAACTCAAGACTATGTAATAAAAAAAGGCGAAAACAAAGATAAACTAGCTAAAAAATAGAAAGGTTAAATATGGACGATTTAGTATTAATTCAAAAGATTCAAAAACTGTTAAAAGACAACTACAATCAAGTAGCCAATGTTATGGTTAGTGGAGGTGTTGACAGTATGGACAAATATAAGTATATGTTAGGACAAGCGCAAGCTTATACATTTATTTCAGGGGAAATATCCAACCTGCTAAACAAAGGAGCAAAAAATGAAGACAACAACGGAACCGTCATCAATCTTGATGGAAAAGACAGAAATCCCAAAGCATAAAAATGCATTGGAAGAAAAGTACGAGCAACAAGATAAAAAAGTAGAAGATTCTGAGACAGAATCTTATGAGCGTTTAAAAACAAAAGAATCAAATAAGTTACCAAGACCTACGGGCTGGAGACTTCTAGTTCTTCCTTTCAGAATGCCAGAAAAAACTAAAGGTGGAATATTTCTTGCACAAGATGCAGTAGAGAGACAACAAGTTGCATCTACTTGTGGACTTGTACTTGAAATGGGACCTCATTGTTATGACAAAGAAAAATTTCCTGAAGGACCTTGGTGTAAAAAAGGTGATTGGGTAATCTTTGCAAAATATGCAGGATCAAGAATTCAAATTGACGGGGGTGAAGTAAGATTGCTAAATGATGATGAAGTTTTAGCAAACATAGACGACCCTGAAGATATACTTCATCAATATTAACAATCATAGAAGGAGATAACTATGCAAGAAGATACCATTGACATCGATACTTCTGGACCAGGAGCTGAAGTCACTTTGGACGAACCCAAAGAAACTTTAGTAGAAGAAAGTTCAACACAGGAGATAAGCGATGATAAAAACAAAGAAGAAGGTGTTACATTCGATAATGAGTCCAATGACACACCTGAGAAACCTAGTGAGCAACCTAATGTTCAAGCTAGCGAAGAAGAAAATACAGAACAAAAGAAAGAATTAGAAGAATACTCTGATGGAGTAAAAAGAAGAATAGCTAAACTAACTAAAAAAATGCGTGAAGCAGAAAGACGTGAAGAAGCGGCTACTGTTTATGCAAAAAGTGTTTTGGCTGAAAAAGAACAACTTAATTCTAGACTTACAAAATTAGATACAGGATTTGTGTCTGAAAAAGAAGGTAGAATTAAATCAGGTATGGAAGCGGCTGTTTCTAAACTAGCTAAAGCTAGGGAAGAAAACGATCTTAAAGCTGAAGTTGCTGCAAGTGCAGAAATTTCTAGATTAGGGTATGAAGAAGCTAGACTTTCTGATCTTAAAGCTAGACAAGCTGACCAAAAAGCTACTCAAGCCTTAGAAATGGAAAGACAGCAACAATACCAACCAGTTGAAGAACCGAGAAGAGTGGATAGTAGAGCCAGAAGTTGGGCTAGTAAAAACGCTACTTGGTTTAACAGAGATCCTGTTATGACTGAAGGGGCCAAAGTAATACACAGACAATTGACTGAAGTTGAGGGATATGATCCTAATACGGATGCCGATGAGTATTATATGGAAGTAGACCGAAGAATAAGGGTTGAATTCCCCCACAAGTTTGATATAGTTTCAGACTCGACCAACAAACCTACTCAAACTGTTGCTTCTGCAACGCGTAGTAGTAAAACATCAGGTCGCAAAACTGTGAAACTCTCACCGTCACAGGTAGCAATTGCTAGAAAATTAGGTGTGCCACTTAAAGACTATGCGGAACAATTAAAAATCACGGAAGGAGTATAAGCATGGAAAATATAGACGATAAAAAAACTTCACGTGCGAGTCAGACTAGAGAAAAAACATCTCGACCAAAAGTCTGGTCTCCACCATCTTTATTAGATGCACCCCCTGCACCAGCAGGTTTTGTACATAGATGGCTGAGAGCTGAATCAATGGGATTCGACGATTCTAAAAACGTACAAGGTCGTATTAGATCTGGTTACGAATTAGTAAGAGCCGATGAATATAATGAAGCAGACTATTCAGTTGTGCAAGACGGTAAATACAAGGGAGTGATCGGTCAAGGTGGCCTAGTGCTCGCTAGAGTACCCGAAGAGATTGCAAGACAATACGCCGAATACTATCGTAAACAGGCGCAGGAAAATGCGGAAGCATTCGACAACGATCTCATGAAGGAAGAGCACCCAAGTATGCCTATCAATATTGATAGACAAACTCGCACAACCTTTGGTGGTACGAAGAAGTAGTTTTTTAACAATTTCTAAGTTCATCATTTAAAAAAACAAATAAACAATGGAGACAATATAATGGCAAGTAATAAAGATAACGCCTTTGGCATAAGAGCCATCGGAAAAATCGGCCAGAATAGAGATAACCAAGGTTTAAGTGAATACTCAATAGCGGCTTCGGCAACAGCTATCTATTTCCAAGATCCAGTAAAAGCATTAAACACTGGAACTATTGGAGTAGCTGCAGCAGGAGACTCACTATTAGGTGGACTTAACGGGGTTTTCTTTACAGCAACCGACACACAAAAACCGACATTCGCACAACATCTAAATGCAAGTAATACTGCAACAGATATCGTGGGATTTGTATCAGACGATCCTTATGAAAGATTTGAGATACAATCGGACAACTCAACAGCATCGGCTCAAACAGACGTGTTCATGAACTATGACATTCTGTATGCAGCAGGTGATTCAGCAAACTACGTATCAAATGTAGAACTAGACGACTCATCTTTGAGTTCAACTAGTGGACAATTGAGAGTAGTTGGTGTTTCAAAAGACATTAACAACAACGATTTAAGTACAAGTAACGTAAATTTTGTTGTTATGATCAATGAACATTTCTTAAAAACACAGGCAGGAGTATAATCATATGGCTATATCACGAGGACAACTAGTTAAAGAACTAGAGCCAGGTTTGAATGCATTATTCGGCTTGGAATATAAGAGATACGAAAACCAACATGCTGAGATCTACGCGACAGAAACTTCAGACAGAGCTTTCGAAGAGGAAGTTATGTTATCTGGATTCGCTAATGCTCAAGTAAAACCCGAAGGATCAGGTGTAACTTTTGACAGTGCTCAAGAGACTTTCACTGCTAGATACACTATGGAAACAGTGGCTCTTGCTTTCGCAATTACTGAGGAAGCGGTGGAAGATAACCTGTATGACAGACTGTCAAGCAGATACACAAAAGCGTTAGCAAGAAGTATGTCTAACACTAAGCAAGTTAAAGCGGTTAACCCTTTGGTTAATGGTTTTGGAGGTGGTTTCACTTCTGGGGATGGAAGCAATTTATTTGCAACTAATCACCCTACTATTGCTGGAACAGTGTCAAACACTTTAGCTACAGCAGCTGACTTAAACGAAACTTCATTAGAGCAATCTCTTATTGACATTGCAGCGTTCACTGATGAAAGAGGTTTAAAAATTGCAGCGAAAGCGACAAAAATGATTGTCCCTTCTGCGCTACAGTTTCAAGCTGAGAGATTGATGAAATCAGAAGGCAGAGTTCAAACTGCTGATAACGATATCAATGCAATCAGATCAATGGGAATGGTTCCTCAAGGTTACAGAGTGAACAATTTCTTAACTGATCCTAATGCATTCTTCCTTATCACTGATGTTCCAAACGGAATGAAACATTTCGTTAGAACACCAATCAAAACTGCTATGGAAGGCGACTTCGATACTGGTAACTTAAGATTCAAAGCAAGAGAGAGATACCAATTTGGTGTTTCTGACTTCAGAGGAATCTACGGTTCTCCAGGAGCATAATAATTAGAAATAATGAGGCAAGACACAATCTTGCCTCATTATGTAAGTAGAAAGACAAACTATGAAAAAAACTCTCATCACTATCTGGGCCTATAATTACCACACTAAATTTGAAATATTAGCTGAGGATAATCTAGAAAGTATTGAAAAAGCTATCCTTGACAAAATTGGAGAAAAAGGTATAGTCTGGGAATATCTCGGGGACAGTTATCATTCGGGATTAAATAGAATAACTTACGAAGAGGTTATCGATGATACAAGACCTATACAAACAAAAAAGGTCCTTGGAGTTGAAGTGGGAACAGGAGCATCTAGATAATAATAGATACACTCTTAATATGGTGAAGATCGACGATAAAGTTAAAAAGATCATCACTGATATCAAGCTTGAAGAAGCTAGATTAGCTCACTTACAGAACAACATAGACGGTTCTGCTCCAGAAGTTTCAGTAGCTACTTAATTAACAAGCTACATCGTTGGAAAATTCGACTCCACACTGTAGGATCTCTTGCACTCTATTCAAAAATAAGCTATAAATATCTCACTATACAATATATTAATTTTCTGCATGGACGCGGTATAGTCGACGGCCTAGAGACTATGTAGAATTTAACTAGGAGAACTATCATGGCAAATACTACTTTTTCGGGACCAGTAAAAGCGGGAACGATTTCAAATACAACAGGAACAACTGTTGGAACTAACATTGCAAACGTAGGTTTTGTAACTATGGCTCAGTCTGTAAAAGCTGATATCATAGGTGCATCACACTTAAATCAAGTTTGTGCAGTAATTCCAGCAAACTCACAAATCGTAGATGTAATTTTAAATGTTACTACAGTAAACAATGATACTGGTGCAGCAACTATATCAGTTGGAACAATTGCAGATGCTAATGCATTTTTAGATGGGGTTAATGTTAAAGCTTTAGCAACTACTCATGGTACTTTAGATACTGAAGCAACTAATGTTGGAACTACTGACTTACAAGTTCTAGCTGACTTTACTGGTGCTAATGGTGATAGTACTACTGGTGCATCTACAGTTACTGTAATGTACATCCAAAATAATTCTGTTCAAGACGCAGCAGACTTATAATAACTAATTAGTGTGGGCTTCGGCCCACATTTAAAATTTTAAGGAGAAAAATATGAGTTCATTTTCAAGTGACCAATCAGTAGCACACGCTGCAGCAGACGCACAAATGGTTCCTACAACGCAAAGAGCTAGAGTAACTTCTATTCAAGCAGAAGGTGTCGCTAGTGCTAGTGTCGTTTTAAAAAGTGGTGGAGCAGCTGGAACTTCAATCGCTACTTATAAATTTGGAACAGAAGGATTAAATGTCCTAATTCCTAGTTCGGGTATTTTATTTAAAGAAGGTGTTTATTTAGACTTAACAGACACACCTGGCGTTACTATAACCTTTACATAGGATAACTGATGGCCAATGTTACTTCAGGCACTACAACATTTGATAAGACATTCTCTATCGATGAGATAATTGAAGAATCTTATAATCGAATAGGTCAATTCGATATGAGCGGTTATAATTTAAAAACTGCTAGACGTTCTTTAAATATTTTATTTTCTGAATGGGGAAACAGAGGTCTTCATTTTTGGGAAGTAGCAAATACTAATATTAACTTAGTTAATGGTCAAAACGAATATTTAATTTATCGTTCAACTGCTGACGGTAACTCTAATGGAATAACATCTACTTTAACTGCAGCAATTGCTTCAACAGCAGCCACAACTGGAATTACTTTAGCCTCGATTACTGATATGCCTACAGAGGGTACTATTAATGTAGGAAGTGAAAATATTTCTTACACAGGATTTAGTACTTTAGAACTAACAGGAGTGACACGTGGAGTTAATGGAACTACTGCAGCAACTCACGCAGATGGAGCTGCTATTACTAATTTTGTTAACCAGGCTTCGGATATTTTAGAATGTTCTTACAGAAATAGTTCTAATGTAGACTCACCTTTAGAAAAAATTAACAGATCTCAATATCAAGCTCTTTCTAACAAAACAGCCGTAGGACAACCTTCACAATATTTTGTTCAAAGATTTATAGATAGAGTCTTAATTCAATTATACTTGACTCCTGGATCTACTCAAAATGGAGACACAATAAATTTTTATTACGAGAAAAGAATCCAAGATGCGGGAGACTATACTAATGCAGCAAACGTTCCTTTTAGATTCGTTCCTTGCATGGTTGCAGGTTTAGCATATTATTTAGCAATGAAATACGCACCACCTAGAATACAAGAATTAAAATTAATTTATGAAGATGAATTGGCAAGAGCTCTAGAGGAAGATGGTTCTTCAAGTAGTGCTTTCCTTTCACCTAAAACTTATTATCCGAGTATGTAATTATGGGAAACACGGCAAGAGGAAAACATGCATTATTTATTTCAGACCGAAGTGGTTTGCAATTTCCCTATACTGAAATGGTTAGAGAATGGAATGGATCTAGAGTTCATACTTCTGAATACGAACCTAAACAACCTCAATTAGAACCAAAACCTTTTACAGCTGATCCACAAGGATTAATGCATCCAAGACCCGATAGATTAGAATTACCTACAGGAGATTTTTTACCGGTTAATCCTATCTCCACTGGAAGCGGTGGTACTTTTACAACTTATGTCATTGATCAATCTAATAGTGGAATACAAATAAATGATGCAGTAAGACTAATGAGTGTTCAACAACCTTTATTATCCCTTACAACTGCTCTTCAAAGAAGTATTCAAGAATTAGAATTATCTACAACATTAGCAACGGATATAGATGCTACAACTCAAACTCTGACTGTTACAGATGACCTTGGTTTTATTTCTACTGGAGGCTTTATAATGATTGAAAAAATTAATTCTACAAGTGGGTTATATGAAAATGAAGTAATTCAATATACAACATATACTTCTGGTACAAAAACTTTATCTGGTTTAGTTAGAGGAACTAATGCACCGTTTAGAGGACAGACTCCTAATAATACTATTGCAAGTGCTCACAGTTCAGGAGCCAATATTTTTGGAACAAGAAATGTTGTTTCTTTAAATACCACAACTTCTCCAAGTGGAGGTCAGCCCCCAACAATTACTAATCAAAACGGTTATAATATACCTGCTACAAGTCCAGGTACTTTTTTAATAGATGTGTATGGACCTGGTGGAGGAAATGGTTGTATTGCTGGTCCTTTAAATGTTAATATAACGGATGGGAGATCTTAATAAATGACATACGCAGAATTAGTACAAAAAATTAGAGATTACACAGAAGTTAGTTCTAATGTTTTAACAGCTACTATTGTTGATGGTATTATAAATGATGCTGAATTTAGAATTTTAAGAGAAGTAGACTCAGATAACAATAGAAGATATGCTACGGCGAATGTATTAACTAGTACTAGATTTATAGACACTCCTACTAATGCTTTAACTATAAGATCAGCTCAAATTGTGGACTCAGATGGTATAGCTTCTGCAGATAATAGAGAATTTTTACAGTTCAGGGACACTAGTTTTATGTCTGAATTTAACCCTACGGGAGCGACAGGAGTGCCTAAATACTATAGTTGGTGGGATGAGGACACTATTGTAATGGCTCCTACGCCTGACGCTACTTATACAATTCAGTTAAATTATATCTTGAAAGATCCTGGTTTATCGTCTACAAATACGACTACATACTTAAGTACATATTTTCCCAATGGACTTTTATATGCGTGCCTCGCAGAGGCTTATGGATTTTTAAAAGGTCCTGTTGACATGCTTCAGTTATATGATAATAAGTACGTAGAGGCTGTTAAAGGATTCTCAATTGAACAAATGGGAAGACGAAGACGGGATGAATACCAAGCAGGTGTTCCTCGAATAGGAAAACAATAGGAGAAAAAAATTATGGCTATAACACAAGCGATCGCAAACACATTTAAGAAACAGCTTTTCGAAGCAGATATGAATTTTTTAGCAAGTCAAGACAAATTTAAAATAGCTTTATATACTTCTTCTGCAACTTTAAACTCAGCAACAACTGCATTCTCGACTAATCCAGGTGGTGGAGCTAATACTGAAGTAGCTAACACTGGTCAGTACGCATCAGGTGGTGGACTACTAGTTAATCTAGGAACATCATTAACAGCAGGTGTAGCAAGAGTTGATTTTAGTGACAGATCTTTTACAGGCGTAACTCTAACTGCTAGAGGCGCTTTAATTTATAACACATCATCAGCTACAACTAATGCTGCAGTATGTGTTTTAGATTTTGGAGCAGATAAAACAGCTACGTCAGGTGTTTTTACAATTCAATTCCCAGCAGCTACATCAACAGCAGCGATTTTAAGAATCTCTGGTTAATTAGGAGGTAGCCTCCTATGGCATCAGGAACTTTCGGAACCGGCCCTTGGAATGTAAACCAATGGGGAGACAACGCTAACCCTACTATACAATTAACTGGAATAGCACTTACCAATTCTTTAGGCGATGAAACCACTGCAGGTGAAATTAATGCAGGTTGGGGCAGACTTGAATGGGGTGTTCAGGCTTGGGGTATCCAAGGTACTTTAATTGCTGAAGGTGATGCAGCAACTATTAATATAGGAACCGCAACAACTCAAATAGACGTACTCCCAATTCCAAGTGGAATTCCAATAACTGCCGTTGTTGGAGATGTATCAATTGATATTGCAACTACTATTTTTCAAGATGGTATTGCCATGACTAATGTTTTAGGAACAGCCGACGCTGGTCCTGACGCTATGGCTACAGGTAATCAAGCCAACATGGCTTTAGGTACTATAGAAGCATATAACCAAACAGGTTGGGGTAGACAATTTTGGGGAAGCAACGCCTGGGGTGTTGAAGGTCAATATGCAAATGTAGATGTATCTGGAATAGCTATGACTACGGCTGTAGGTACTCCTACGGAAATCAGTGGTAGTGCAACTGTAATTGCTAATACTTTAAACGTAGCTCAATTGACTTTAGGGGTAGTAGATCCTGCACCTGATGCAATGATTATTGGTGAATTTACGATTGGTGCTTTAGGTCAATTAGGTATGACTGGAGATGTTTCACCAGATGTTACTGGAATAGCAATGTCCGTTAACCTAGGTTCTGTGGCCGTTGATTTAAATACTCCTGTAGATGTTACAGGTATTTCTATGAATAATCAGTTAGCTTCTCCTAGTGTAGTAATTCACGTAGATGTAGCACTAACTGGATTACCCTTGACTATGGGTATAACTTCTGTTAATGCTTTGATTTGGAACACGGTTCCTACAGGTTCAGCACCTACGGATCCTCCTGGTTGGGTGGAAGTCGCTGCATAAAGAGTTTGACACTAACTCTTTAATTTTATAAAATAAATGGTATAAGGAATTAAAATATGGCTAACTCAACATCAGCAAGTTTAAAACTTACAGTACAAGCAACAGGTGAAAACTCCGGAACTTGGGGTGCAATCACAAATACAAACTTATTAATTTTAGAACAAGCAATTGGTGGATACGATGCTTTTAACGTAACCAATGCTAGTAGAGCATTAACTTTTACAAACGGAGCCGTATCAAACGGTAAAAATGAAGTTATTAAATTAACAGGTACTTTAGCAGGAAACCTTAATGTAACTATTCCAGATTCAGTTGAAAAAACATACACAGTAGAAAATACATGTAATCATGCAGGAAATACTTTAACTTTTAAAACTACATCGGGTACAGGTGTTCTTTTATGTGAGGGTCATTCTTATACGTTATGGTCAGATGGAACTAATGTTTATAAATCTTCAGAACTAAGAAAATGGAGAGCAATCTCTAGTGCTGAAACAGTTCAAGCTGGAGCACAAATTTTAGTAAATACAAATGGTGGAGCAGTAACTATAACTCTGCCCGCATCACCTGCTACAGGAGATACGGTAAATTTTGTAGACCAAGGTTATGATTTCAACACTAACGCATTGACTGTTGGTAGAAATTCTTCTAATATAGCTAATGGAGCAGCGGATCTTGTAGTTAATACACAAGGTGCAGCTTTTGGATTAGTATATTCTGGAGACGCTACAACAGGATGGACATACACGGAGAAATAATATGGCAAATTACGAAGCAACTAAATATGATTTTGATGGAGCAAACCTTACAGGTATAGAAGGTATTCCAGCAGCAACGATTGTTCCATGGTCTTCAGCATCAGTTCCATCTGGATTCTTAGAATGTGATGGTGCAGCAGTTTCAAGATCAACTTATGCAACTCTATTTGGAATCGTAGGTACTACTTATGGTGCAGGTGATGGTTCATCAACTTTCAATACACCTAATTTACAAGACAATACACCAGTTGGTAAATCTGGAAGTAAAGCTTTAGGTTCAACAGGTGGAGCAAATACAGTAGCAGCAACTGGAAACGTTGGTGGTTCAACAGCTAATGCAACTTTATCAACAGCACAACTTGCTTCTCATAGTCATGGTATAAGCCGACCTGGAGCAACTGTAACTTATCCATCATTAGCTCCTTTTGGTCAGATCAATTATAGAGGTGGGACTCAAAATGCTAATACAAATAATTCCGGTTCAGGGTCATCTCACTCTCACAATATGAGTGCAAACTTTTCAGGTGATGCAACTTCTGTGCTTCAACCTTATTTAGCATTAATTTACATTATAAAAACTTAGGAGAAAAAATGACAACAAACGCAAATTGGACAGTGGTATTTGAAGATAAGACGATTATTAAACAAAGTGGTGACAGTGCTGCAAGTTATAGTATATCTGATGATGCTTTTTGGTCTGATTCTAAATTTTTAAATATTTGGGCTATTCAACATGGAACCTCAACTACTTCTGACGAAGTAGAATACAGAGATGAAACACCTAATTCATCATATGCTGGTGCAAACATTGGAGATATATCTCAGTTTTCATCTAAATGGGATTTAGCACACTTAGATCAATTACAATCTGATTGGGATAATAACAATAGTAATACGTATGATTCAGAGGGTGAACTTACTCACACAGAAACTGAAGCTGAGAAAATTATTAGATTAGGTGCAAGACCTACTTCTTATTCTTCTTAATTTTTTATTAAATTTATAATTTTTTTCTAAAAGTTATTTTATTTATATACATATAATTTCCTTTAGCATACCTACAGTTATAAGGTATTGTTATCCGATAAGGATAAGTATTCATTTTAAAATGTTTAGTTAAGTAGCCTATTAACTTGTTTTTTCCAGTAGCATATGAGACTAGTACTGTATTATATTTAACATGATTTAATATTAATTTTAAAAAAAGATTAAACCTATCTTGATGTAGTTTTATTTCATTTGAGGGAGAATCATCGAAAAATATACAATCAAATTTTTTAGTAAAAGGTATTTTAAATTGCCACATTCCTTTTATTAAATTTATTTTTTTTGTTGTTTGTTTTTTTTTCCATTTTTTAAAATTTTTTATAACATTTTCATCTTTTTCAATAACAGTGTATGAACGTAATCTATGTTTATTGATAGCGGTTGCAGAATAACCCATACCAAAACCTATTTCTAATATATCACCATGAGGTTTTAAAATGTCTACACATTTTTCCATATAAGGTTTTTCCCAATCCATCATTACTTGAAAAGGATTGTTTTGTTTATCTAAATAATTATAATCTAATATTGTTTTATTATTTAATTTCATGTTTTATAATTATCTTAACATCATCCAAGAAGTTAAAATATATTTCTCCCCTGATAAAGGAGGATTTCCTCTATGAACATAAGGAAATGCTGCAGGCCAAATAACTATTCTACCTGTTTTAGGTTTTACTCTTTTTGAAAAATGTAAAAATTCTGTTTCTCCTCCATCCTCAACATCATTTAAATATATAGAAAAAACAAAAGCACGTGCTTCATTGTCAAACCCTTTTCCATGTTCTATGTGCCAAACATGGTAACCTTCTGTAGGTAAAGTTTTTTGAATTTTTAAACTTGTGAAATTAAATGGAACTCCATAAGCATTAGCAGCTCCAGTATTTTCCACATAATGTTTTAAGGCTATATCAAAATTAAACATCATGGGTTTTAAAGTTTCCCACCATACGTCTAAATTATTTTCCCCTGCAAAAAATTGTTGATCTTGTTTTTGCAAAATAGAGGCTTTTTCAAAACCTATTCTATTTATTGTATTATTAAATTTATTTTGATTCTCATATATTTGAATGGCTTTATTACATTCATCTTCAGTAATGTAATTATCATACACTCCAATAAAGTTATCTATGTTAACTGTTTTTTCATTCATTTACTTTTCCCTTTATTTATATAGTAGGTATCATCAATAGTTTTCTTTTTAAAATATTTTA